AAACCACTGTTTTTACCGTCCAACCTGTTTCTACCAGTTTGCATACGGGTGATAATATTATCTAAAGCAGAAACGTAACTTTGACCAAACTGCGCTCTTAGTTTATTCTTGTTTTTTTCATTAAAAATAAAGTCGACGTTTTGGTTCCACTCTTCAAGATATTTTTTTCTGCTGTTCTTTTTCAAAGAGTCAATTATATCACCAATAATACCATTACCAGTCCAGTTTTCACTAGGTTCAACGTGACCGTGAAGATCTGTAATCTTCATTATCTCAATGGCTGCTTCTCTGGCTAAACCGTTTTTAACCACGAAAGATTTAGCTTGTTTAATATCAGCTTCACTTACACCTGGTATATCATATCCTTTTCTAGACCATATATAAACTCTTATGGCGTTTTCAATAGACATACCTGGAAAAGCCTCTTGCTTAAAATTCTTAAACAATGGTTTAAATGTGGTCTTGACATCTCTGTACTGCCTGATCATCCTAACTCTTTCAGCTGAATAGTTGTTTACGCCTTCGTAATATGGCTCGTACAAGTATTCTTCAAAAAAAGATCTGTGTTTTTGAGATTGCTCTTTTCCTTTACCTACTAAATAATTTTCTATTAGACCTTTAAAATCGTCATGAGAAGGTGGCACGAAGAAAATTGCTTCGTTTTTACCCCTGCCAATATGTTGAGATGCGACTTTAGAGTATTCTGTATCAGCATCAACACCTGTAACTTCTTCTAGTATATCATTAAACTGCTTGTCGATATCAGCCGCTAGATCGTTTAGTCTTTGTTGTTCTTCTATTTCAGCTAGCTTAATAGCATCTTCGCCGACAGTACCTGATTGTTGAATCTCGTCAAGTATGTTTTGCAAATTATCTTCTAGCTCTTTTATTTTCTTTTTCTTTCTAATAGCATCACCGTCTTCATCTAGCTGTTTAGAAAACTTATCATTGTTACCCATTAAATTTTGGATATTCTGAGCTGTTTTACCGTTGTAATCTAAGGATACTAAAGCTGAGTGATCTATTAAACCTAAAACAGATTGATCCGCTGTTTGCTCTAGTGAAGGTATGCTGTCATCAAAAACAATATCTCCATTAGCATCGATGTTCATAGCGTCGTGCAGCGCGTTGTTTTTTAACACTTCAAACATCTTACTCGTGCCTTCGGAGCCAACAGTAACTCTAGATATTCTGGATAAGAAGTTTGGAGCAATATCATTTCTAAAATGAGGCATGCCTTTGCCTTGTTTACGTACAATTTTGTCAATATACTTTTTGGTAGCTTGAACAACCATAAGGTCACCGATCACAAGCATGTCTTCAGCCTTTTTTCTAGGGTTTACAGCTATGTTGGCTAGATAACCAGACAAATAAGGTATAGGTATAGAGAACATGTTCTGCATGTTGTTTGCTTTAATGCCAACCATCCTTAAACCTACAGGAGCAGCGTATTTAATCAATGCTTTTTTAGATCCTTGATCAGTAAAAACTTTATCAAATATCAAACCTACTTCATCTCTAGTTATATGTCCATTGGCATACAAACGCTTAATCTTCATTAAACCTTCAGCTATGTCATATTGTAAGTCAGCCGCTTTGAAGTCCTCATTTAACAACGAAGTTTCTTCGTTCATTAACCAAGGCATAATTTTTCTGCTAGCTCTCGGTGAGTTAAATACTTTTTCAAGAACTTGTCTTGTTAACGAAGGTGGTATAGACTTGGTATCTTGGCCCAAAACAGCTCTGTGCCCCTGGTTTAACACGTTGTTTTCAGCGATAGTAAATAGTCTATCAGATAAAGCGTTTATAAACTCAGCTTCAGCTTGTTCGTGTACTTGCATTTTAACAATATCTATTCTTCTAGCTATCGCAGCAAAGTCGGAGGCTAGTTGATTAGATATAACCCTAGCGCTATTTTCGTTCAACCAAGGGTAGTTTGATCTAAATGCGTTCACTAACGTGTTCGCCATGGCTATTTTAAGCTGACCAGACGTGTTATCTCTTTTAAAAGGTACCATTAGTCGGTACGGAGCAATAGTGTCTCTAAAAGCCTTTAAAATCGGCTCTGGATTAGCCATTATAAGCTCTGACATGCGCTCTCCAGCCATACCAGCATCTAAAGCAGCCTTGCTGAACTTAACTGTAGGATCTCTATCAAGAATAAATGCTACTCTACCTATGATTTGGTTTTCTTCTACTACGTCTGCATTGTTTTCTACAATACGCTCGTACATGTTAATCTCTCTACCTTCAATAGGCATGCCGTCAAGATCGTATAGTTGTTGGTTTGGATTCTGCATTGTTTCCAACGTAGCATCCATACCTAGCTCTATAGATACGGCTTCTGCTAAAACTCTTTTGTGCTCATGAGGCATGTTTCTGCTTCTACCTATTCTTGTGGGATCTAAGTAATCAGCCCACTCTTTATCTGTAGGAAATTTTCTTACGATCTTTTTAACACCAGAGTAAGGATCTTTAATACCAAGTTTTACGGACTCTTCTGTAGAGTATCTCATCACCTTGCCATTAGCATCTTTTTGAAATTCATACAAAACACCATTTAAAGCAGGGAACTTTCTTAGTGTATTTAAACTTATTTCTCTTTCTATCCAGCTTTTATTTGTTTTAGCCCATAACTGAAAATCTTTAGATCTTGTAGGGAATTTTTCAAGTACAGTTTTGTATATCTGCGTTTTGTAAGCCTCGTTGAGGAAAGTTCTAAACAAGCTAGGTTTCCATTTTTTAGTAGATACAAGATCTGGAGACAAGCTAAGCGTTCTAGTAACAATGGCTCTAACTATGTTCATCTCTTTAGGATCTAAACCTAGCTTTCTTCTTATTACACTAAACTCAGGTGCCGCGTCTTTTTCTTTTAAACGTTGATCAATACTAGCTATCATAGATTCTTCTTCGGAAATAGCTGGACCACCGCCTTTTAAGTCATCTATGTTTTTATCAAATGTTTCGCTAATATATTTGTCTTTAATGTTGCTAGCCCTTAATGCAAAGTATTTGTTGATGTACGCTGCTAGCGGAACACCTGTTTCTGGTTTATAAGTCATAACTATACCAACAAGACCAGTAGTGTCGTACAAGGCTTCGTCTTCTATTTCTAACCTCATGTTTTCCCATCCTGGAAGAGTATCCCAGTTACCACGTGTTACAATTTTTCTAAACATGGGTCTGTATAATTCAGCTATATCATAAGCTGATTCAGGACCTTTCTCATCGTAAAGCGCTTGTACTTTATTTGACATTTCTTTTTGCGCGGGTGAAGGATCGGGTTTAGAAAATAAGTCCTGCGCAGATTCCATATCCTGTGCAGCTTTGTAACCCACTGAGTTTTTATCAATGTCAACTAATTTACCTCTACCTCCGTATTGAGCAAATTTTCTTTGAGCAGCGGTTGACTTACGTTTGATAACAGAGTTATTATAATCTCTTACAAAGTTAAAAACGTCTCTACTATCGTTAAACTGTATCTCTTTTAAACCTATAGACTGTAATAATCTTCTAATAAAATCACCTATTGACTCAAACAAGCTTGCGTTATATGTAATCTCACCTTTTAATAAACCATCAGACAAAAGCGTCATGATTTCTTCTACATTTTTTGGATCGATTTGAACACTTGTAGACTCGTTTATCATTTGCATAAGATCAACACCATCTTTAACAGACTTTGTAGCAAGTTCTTGTCCCGTGTACTTTTTACCCTTATAAGTAAAGGTTTGATAAGCACCTATTCTGTATCTAAGATTATCTAAACCTTTTATTTTACCTTTTGACTCAAGCTCAATTAAGTGGCTATTTAAAGCAGACATCACATTAGAAAGTGACTCTTGATTTACTACTTGTTTGCCGTCTTTTACTGATCTAAAGGTATTAGCTAGTATAGCGTGTAACACTTCGTGACTACCAGATGTAGCTTGATTTTTAGCTATAGATGATTCAGCGTTGATAATTATTTTACCACCACTCGTAAAAACACCACCTGTAGATCTATATTCTCTAGCTTTATTTTCAACTAGTTCTTGCGTAGGGTTTTTAATACCTTGTGATTCTAGGTATTTTTTAGCAAATTCCTCGTTTGTCTCAGCAACAACAACATTTGTACCTACGATATCTAACTCTGCAAAAGCAGCTAACGTTGAATTTAAGTTCTCGTTAAAGTCCACGTTGTTAGCTAGATCAGTTACTTTTTGACCGTAGTTAAAAGCAAGAGTGTTGTATTCTTTAAATAAACTATTAGAATTGTACTTAGTGTTTATAATACGTTTTTGCTCTTTAGCTTTATCTTCTGTTATGACACCTTCTTTTAATTCTGTATCTACAACACTGAGCTCCTCTCTTTTCATCTTAGAGAGCTCTTTGTATTTTTCACCTTTTTCAGAGTTTCTAAATCTCATCAACTTGTCTTCAGCATCTGCTTTAGCAAACTGAGATTCCATCAAGCTTGATTTTCTAGCATCGCTCATGCCTCTATCAAAGGTCTGGCTAGACTGCATGAAGTCTTCCAATTGCTGCTTTTTCTTGCTATACACCTCTTCAGTAATCTCGCCGCTTTTTTTCTGATTATCTAAAACAGACAAGTTGTAAGCGTGAAACTCTCTCATGCCCTTTATATCGAGTTTACCATGAGCAAGAGCGTAAGCATTGGAAACCTCTCTAGCTGTAGTTGAAGCTATGTTACCAGAAAAAGGCAACAAAAATCCCATAAGAAAACCAGCACCAACACCCTGAACGTAACCTTCGTAATCAAAATTGTTTACACTTATATCACTAACGAGTTGCTGCGTAGCTTCTGTAATAGCTTCATCAAAACCACTAGATGCGTATGTTCTACCGTTTCTTAACTGTTGCCTTAAAAAGTTTTTGTATTGACCTTTAACAAGTGAAGCAGCGGTTTCTTTAATCTGTTTTCTAGTAATACTAGATATCTTACCTATGCTAGATGAAGTAGCTCTAAACACAGAGGTAGCACCCATGTATTCAGCTGCGCCTGATGCTAAACCTACACGAGAAGCACTTTCAAACATACTGTCATCAACGTCGTCTTCTACGGTTTTAATTAATTGCTCTATTGTAGGCTGATCAGTATCGTACTTTAACTTAGCTTCTTTTTCGACTTGGCGCATGTAATTATCACCCATCATCTGAGCAGCCGGTATAGTACCAAAAGAAACAAGTGCTGATACCATTTGCGGTATTTGTTCTGATGCAATTCCTCTAATATTCTCGTAAGACGTGCCAGCTTTAAAAACATCTCTAATATCATGCTGACCAAACGCTGATTCTACGCCTTGTCTCTCAAATATTGTCTGAAGCAAAAACGCTTGTTCTTCTTGTCCGTTTTTAATAATGTCTTTAGCCTTATCCTTAGCTTCCTTCCAAGTTCCTAGTTGTGTATAACCAGATGCCTGCGGAGCCATACCTCCTTCAGAAGGAACAATAAAAGCACCGTCTTTGTTAAAGTAACCTACAGTGTTTTCATCCCAATTTTCGCGTTCAGCTCTTTCTAAATTTCTCTCGTGTTGTCTTTCTACTTTTAAGTACGGTGAAGTAGCCAAGCCTCCCATTTTAATAGAAGTACCTATGCCATGCGTGCCTTTAAAAGCACCTTTGTAAACATTTGGAAACCTGTTGTATAGGGCTTCCATGGTGTAAATAGGAAGTATACTACCTTCTTTTTTACCTCTTTCTATGTGATCTGTAATAGTAAAATCCGCGATATAATCGCTGTTTTCTGCATTGTGTACGCCTTGTAACGCTTTTTTATAAGCATCTATTTCCTTTGAAATTTTACGATCACTACCTATAATACCATTGATAAGCTTTGAGTAACCTTTGTTAAGCTTATCATAGTCTTCAGAAGTAAAATCTTTTGGATCAACACCTTCGTATTGAGACATCAGGTTTTCCATACCTGATTTTATGTAGTCTTTTTTTTCGTCTAGCCTAGACTCTATTAGAGCCTGTATAGTTTCATCGCTTTTTATAGCGTTGCTTAGAGTATTCGCGTTGAAGTCTAAAATGTTATTCTCATCGGAATAATCAAGGACTGGTCCACTAGGTGTTTTTACTGTTTTACTAGATGCCTTGTTGCCTTCAAACTGTCTTTTAACATTACCCGCTATGTAGTTTTGTCTCTCTAGAGCTTTATCTGACATTTCTTTGGCTTCACGTATGTCATCTTGTACCTGAAGGCCATCTTTAGGAACACCCATGTAAGACTCTTGTTCTTGAACAATAGGCCCTAATGAAGATGGATCAAATGTCTTTATATCTTGTGAAGCCGAAGAATACGCTTCCGAAAACGAAGCCATATCTTCTTGAAGCGCCTTGGGCGGTTCCACTGGGCTTGGTGTGACTTCGCCCTGTGCCACGCCCTCTTGCTTTGCTTCTAATCCGAACTCTTTAATGTATTCTTCTACTGACATACCGTTTTGTTCAGCAGCTTGTTGAACCTCTTGCTCAGAGTATTCGTGTCCTCCGTACTCGTACATTTCAGATATTTTTAATCGTTAACAGCACCCATAAACGAAAGCTCGCCTTCATCAGGTGTTGGTCCTGTTACGTTTGGTAAAACAGGTTTATTACTAGTTTCTAGCTGAATAATAGCAGCGTCTGTCGTAGCGTCTGCTCCAAACTTACTTTCAATAATTGCCGATTGCAATGATTTGCTAATTGTAGGATCAAAAGGATCAACAACAAAATAATCTTTATCGGTAATTATAATCATTTCACCAGGAGCTGCATTTAGATTTCTTTGATCAGATTTAGTATATCCATATTCAGCCATTAGAGATCTAGCGTCTTGACCATCACGGCCAACGAAACCAGCAGCTACAACATTTTGGTTAGCATACTTTGAACCTATTAAAGGCTTAGTATCACCACTCAAAACTAATTTCATATAGTTATTACTAACCTCAACCCTGTCTTGAGCATCGATACCTCTTCGCTGTTGTTCTGTTAGTCTTTGAGAAGTTGGGGTTGTAATACCTAACTCTTGCTTTTTATTTGCTAGGTTTATAGATCTTTGTAAATTACGAGCGTCAGTTCTATTCTCTTTAGCTAACAAAGCGTTGTAACCAGACTGGGCAGACTGTCTCATAACGTTTACATACTGATCGATGACCACTTCTTTTAACTCTTGTGGATTATATTGACTTGGATCAATACCTAGACCACCTGGAACGATATAATCGTCTGTGGCTAGAGAAATAGCAGCCTGTGGGCCGCCCTGGTCTAACATTGTTCTAAGCTGCATCCTAACAATTTGCTCTCTACCTTTATCTAAAGGTGCACCGCTATCGTACAACGTACTGTGTAAACCTAAAACCTGACTAGCGACACCATAGTCTTTGTAGTGCATTTTAGGTAGATTATCCATTGTCATACCTTCACCTAACAATAGTCTACCGTTGCTACGGTCTATGTCTAGATCGATCTCATCTGTGGTTAACCTAGTCATAAAGTCTTTAGCTTCAGCTGACGTACCGTTTGATATGCTACCAATCTCAAAGTCCTCTAGTGTCTGTATTTTTTTATCGTAAAGCTTAGTTAAGTCGTTGTTTAGGTTTTGGTACTGCTGCATGATAGAGTTCATGCCTTGAATAGCTTCAGCGTATTGTGGGCTTCTTGGGCCTGCGTTAGCGGCTAATTGAGCAAGTCTAAAATACTCATCTTTAGTATCTGTTAAAAACGGTGTGATTATCGGCTGTAGTTGCTCTGGCACTTTAGCAATATCAACGTTGGCAGGCATGTTATCCATAAAAGCTGCCATGCGCTGGTCGGCTTGTAGAGACATAGCTTGTCTTTGCTTTCTTAATTCGTCTGATCTATCACCAGCGAAAACATTTTGTCCAACATCCTGGACATAACCCTGCGCGGCAAAGCGAGCACCTCTTATAAGATTAGCATCTCCACCCATTGGTGGTATGTATGATTGTTGTTTAGCCATGATTATTATTATATTGTTCCACCGCCTGTTTTAGGAAGACTACCACCTAATAAGCCAATAATGCCTGTGCCTAAACCGAAGTCTTGACCGGTAGCCGCATTTACGTTTTGCATATATCCTAAACCTGCACCGGCTATATTTCCAAAAGCATTAAACGATTGGTTTATAGCGGCCTCTCTCTCAGCTCTAGCTTGGCCAAACTCCTGTTGCGCCATACCAAGTTCTGTAGCAAACTGGTTACGCTTAAGACCTCTAGAGTACATTTCGCCTTGACGCTCCATGTTTTGTATGTTCATAGCGCCTTGAGCGGCTAATGCTTGGTTTCTAGCTTCCTGTTGACCAATACTTGCGCTGGCTTGTATAGCGTTTTGCGATTGTTGGTTCGCCATTGCTTGAGCAAGACCTGCGATACCTGAACTACCAGCAGCTTGACCCATGGTGTTCATTGTGTTAGCTAAAGCTTGATTTTGTTGATCTGCTATAAATTGAGATTGTTGCTGGTTAACAGTAAGATCTTCATAAGCATTTTCCATGTTAAGCATTGGATTACTTAAATCTTGGTTCATATATTGCGCTCTAGCTCTATTGAAATCAGCTTCAGCATTTTGAAACCTTTCTCTTCTAGCTGGACCGGTGTATATGTTGTGCGCAAGATTTAAACCCGCTGCTGCTAATAAATAAGCTGGTGCTGCCATAGTTAATTATTCTTAAATTTATTATTGCATAGTATCAACTACTGATAAATATTTCAGAGTTTACTGCAAATAGTTCTTTATTTGTTCCTCCTGTGTTAGTCATCTTTACAGATGCGTAGTAACCAATAATACCCGATGTGTTTACCTGTGTATTTTTAGCGAAGAATATAAAATCTCCAGCGGCAGGCACCGCGGTAGTATCTTTACTTACCTGTATTTCTTTACCGGTTATACCTATACATGTTCCTATAAGATAAACTTTATCGCTATCGCTAGCGTCTACAAAGTAAACTTTGTCATCACCTTCTTCAGAGCCGTCTACCCAGCCTTGTAAAGAAACATTTATATCATAAGTGAATCTAATAGTCCAAATAGTTTGATCACCGTTAAGCGTGGCTGTAAGCGCGTTATCAATACCTTGAACATTAAATTCACTGGTGTCTAATGTACCACTTTGTGACGAACTATCCCATGTGCTGTCTAAACCTCTTATATAGTTGTAGTATATACCTTCTTTGTTTTTCCAAGTAGCAACCTCGCCATCTTGCTGATCAGTATTTACAGTGGCAGTCCAGCTATCATCACCTTCGTACGAAAGTGTTTTAAAGTTTTTAATTCTTGAAGGCTGGTCGTTGTGTAACAAAGTCACAGTTGTGTCATACTGAGTACCGTAGAAGTTGGATCTAGTAGTATTGTCATGTATATATATCTCACCGTTTTTAAACGTGTAGTATTCATTATTCAACGATATACCAAACTCAGGCTCGTAAGATAGTCTAGTTGGCCAACCATCTACGTTTTCTTTAAACGATAATACTTCTCCATTTAACCTTATATTGTAAGCGCCAGCATCTTCATCGTAAGACCCATATATCTGATTTATGTTGTGTGCTTTGTATGCGTCCAGAATATAATCACTCATACCCTTGCTAGATATTTCAGTGATACCATCTCTAGATAATCTGATTACAGAGCCTCTTGCTTTGTCTGTAAAGTAAGCTCTGAAACCGTACGACGCAAACGATTCGGGGTTTTTGGATATACCGTATTCACCGATGTACGGCGTAGCTTGCCCAAGCACACGGTTAGTAGAAGTGAGGTTGGCGTTTCCATCAGCGTTGAATAATGCGTCTTTATTAGCTAGTATTCTAAATATTTTGTCCTCAAGCAATACGATAAGGTCTGTATCCCTAGCATGCATTTTCTGTATAGTACCGTATATAGGGTTGAGGTCTTTAGTTATTTTTTCTGCAGCAATAAACTGATTTAATTGATTAAAACCAGTAGTGCTGTTAAATATACCACTGTATATCATGCCAGCTCCTTTTCGATCTTGAGAATAAGGTTCGTCTAGTGTAGAAGACGCTTTTACACCCTTACCTATAGTAGGTGCGTTAAAGTCATCTCTAATTCTATCTGATTCAACACCATTACCAAAACTAAAGCAGTTTGTGTATGTCAATGTCTGCTCTGTGGCGATGTTAGCTATGGCTATAGCATCACTAGCCTCGTAGTATATATCTAAATCAGCTGACTCTCTTGGTTCAGTTTCCCAAACAGCTGGATTAAAAGAGCTTAAAACAACGGAATTTTCATCAAATTCAGCAAGTAGTAGTCTTCTTCTTTTTACAATTTTAACTTTAGTTATATCAAATGATGCAAAATCAAAATCTATATCACCTCTAAACTGCTCTTTGAGTGTAACGTTCCAGTAAAAACCAGTTTCATCATCAGTGTTATTGACGTCTGGATTTTGTCTGTCGTAGCTACCTTTTACTACAGAATCTACTTCGTATATATCACTGTACCTATTAGAAGTGGCATCAAAAAACTGAACTATACCACCATCGATATTGTCGTTGAACGCTTTGGCTGAAGTTTCTGTATCGAGTGTGCCATCAAAAGGCGCAAAGTAAAAACCAAATAACTTACTACCCGTAGTAGGTTTACCATGTGCAGATACATTAGGGTCTGCGTTAGAGTTCTCAGCCCAACCAAAGCTGTCTGAAACCACTAGATTATCATCAGGGTTGTCTACAACGTCATTTGCTACCGCAAGCTCAGTGTTAGCTATTAGTTCATAATCAGCAGGATCATTAGTAAAGTTGTATATAATGTTTTCTTCAAATACAACATCCCTGTTTATTTTAACAAAAAATCTTCCTTGAAACTCAGGTAGATTAAGCGTTATCTTCTCATGAACCTCACAGGTAAAAGTACCAGAGGTAATGCTGTCAATGAAGTTGTCGACAGATTTTATTTTTTCTTTTAGCGTAACAGTATAAGTGTTACTGCTAGCAGTACTATAACCACCTGTTTCAACCTCATAAAAATCACTTACATCACTACCGTTTTTAAATCTTAGATATATAGATTCTTTAAATGATTGAAAAAATCTTTCATTACTAGTTTGGCTAGGACCAATAAAAGTAAAGGTTTTTAGACCAGATGCTATCTTATTAGTTGCACTGCCTCTTGATATCGAAGATATGGCTATATTTTGTCTTCTTGTTTTTACAAAATCAGGTACTTCGTTTTTAATATCTAAAACTTTATATCTAGCGTTGCCTTCTACAGATTCGTCAGAGTTGTGTTTTTTCTTTATTTCAATGTATTGGCCTTCCTCGATCTTGTTTCTTTCAGCGCTAGGTATACTTAACCACACATTACCGTCTTCTGACGCGTAGTATCTATCTAAAACAAAGTTGTGGTATGGTGTAGAGGTTTCTTTTACAAAGTATTTAAAATGAGTAGCCCAGCTAGGTGCCGCGTTATTACTGTTGTCAAAATCAACCTTTAACTTATTTACCTTGTGTGATACGTTTTTATCAACTCTAATAGACGCTGTATCGTTTGTAAATACAGGTGTTTCTCTACCGTTTTCATCAAGATAAACAATACCTACCTGGTATGTTCTCAAAGACTTTAACGAGGCTTCTGGTGTTTTTAAAGACGTAATATCACTAGAGTCTATAGCTAAAGATATTTTAGTCTCAGTATCTACATCGTAGTTTTGAACGTAATTGCCGTATACAAGCCTATTGCCAATGAGCTCTTGAGCTTTAGCTTTTATAGGTACGTTATCGTAGGGCCTTAATATCTGGTTAGATTGTATAACATGGTATATAAGCTCTGATGTTATAGAATAACTTGTTTCAGTCGCTGCGATCTCATCTACCTTGTATATATTGTTAGAAGAAGAGTCTTTATACAAAATCTCTATTTCATCTACGTCTTTTGGCGGTGTTTCAAAACCATTGATAGTCAACTTTCTCAAGTTGTTCACCATACCTACGTTGTGAGATTCTAAAGACACATACTCAAAATCACCCGGAACAAAAACAGGTTTTGTAAATGGTGAAAAAGCCGAGTACTCGTTGTTTTTATATTTCCATCTATACGCAAACCTAGGAAACTCAAACTCAAACATTGGTTTCTCTTCTTCAAGTACACACGTCCAGACGTAAGGGAAAGCTCTCAAGTTGGAAGATATAGACTGTATTGTACCTACCACAGTAGTGTTATTAACACTAGTTACTTTTATTCTTACCTGGTACTCGTTGTAGTTGTTATTGTCGTTTAGTTCACTGGCGTTTAGTATAACTATATCGTTAGCCAACCAGTTAGTATTAGCTGAAGTTGTAAAAGTTACAGAAGAACCAACTTCTAAAGGAACGTCTTCGGTTGTAATAGCGGGATCTGTGAAATCTTTCTCAACAGTTACAGTGTTAAGACCAGAACCTACACCAGTTCTAGTTGAGGATAAAGCTGTAAAGGTAGGCGCTGTTTTGGGTTTCTGCTTTATAACGGTTATATCACTGGCTAAAAAAGATCTACCATACACGCTAGTTGTTACACTAGATAAAGTTTTTCCACTGCCAATAGTTGTAGTTGTAGCAGTTTTAAAAGTAGATACATTTATTATTCTAGGTTCGTTTCTGTCATCAGTCCAAGCTAGTAGACCTTCAAAAACGTTAACACCAGTTATCAAGTTGTCTTTACTAAAGTTTAGTATACTTCCAGAATCTACTAAAATAGGTGCTATAAAAGTTGTTGACTCATCATACTCTAGTATAGCGTCACAAGAATCTGATGAAATGAACCAATAAATCTTGTTGTTCAAGGTATCTCTAGCTACACCTATACATGTAGGATTAGTAAGACCAAAATTAGCCTGCCATAAATCGCCAGACGCATTACTTTTCTTATTTTTCTTTGTATTACCTAGTACACTTTCGATAGCACCAACATCAGAACCTTCAGAGTCGCTCACTTGTATGTTCTGAGCATCTCTGTATTGACCATTAGGTACTAGTCTCTCATCGAGGTCCTTGTTCATTTTACCCGATGTGAAAAGACGCTTTAATTCTGGCATTTGTTAGTGTTTTATTTGTTTAGACTTGCCGCGTAATATCTGCGTCAACTCTTCTAGCTTGATGTTAGACAAACGTAGCTTAGCGTTTCTCTTGGCAGCAAACTTTTCTTTTTTAAATCTAGCAACAAGGTACTCGGGTATATTTGCTCTTGTAGCTAGAATACCATGTGCGATATGCTTATAAACAGCTTCTTCAACAAACTTATGTACTTTCATCTCTGCATCTGTAGCAACAGAGTCGCTGATGTACTTAAGCGTAACTATACGGCCTGTCATTTCAGATCCGAAGTGAATCTTAGATTTTATATCATCGATGTAGAAGGTGCCGTTAGCTTGCGAGTGTTGTGGGTCCATACCGAACCTAGCACCGAACGTTGCGTCAAACTCAGGCGCGTCGTGCTCTTCAGTGTTATCAGCTGTACCAGCCTTAAACCTTGTCCACGTTTCAGAATCAACAATGTTTAAATCTCCGTTTGAGTCAAACGTATAATTGTACGTTCCGTCTTCCTGTACAATAGCAGAAGGGTTTGACGTTTTAATGGCTGGGTAAATAATTCTTTCAATACCAGCATCATCTACCCAACTCATCTTTACGTAGTTAACGTAGTCGTGAGGTAGCACAATCGTTAACGAAGGCGGAACCTCTATTTCGTAAGCTTTGTACGATCTTGTAGTATCGTAGCTTAATTCTTGTAAAGCTCTATGCGCATGAAACGCAACATCTGTTCTTTTGATCTTAGAGATAACCTTGTCTTCACCGACGTAAGCTATAATAAAGTTATTAATAAGATCATCTATAGAGACAAACTGGTATCCTCCAAAATCAGATCCAGTGTAGTAATCTTGTTGTGTTCCTGAAAATAATCCCATTTATTATTGCTTTTCTTCTTGTGTATCTCTAATTTCTTCTTGCGTGGCTAACTGATAGATGCTTAAGTCTCTAACCTCAACACCACACATACCTAATATCTTAATTACTAGATCTACTTCTTCAGAAGGCTCCAGCTCAAAATCAACAGAACCTGTAGCCTTGTGCTGCGCGTTACCGAGAACTGTCTTGTAATTCCAAATTACCTTTGATGGCTTCTTAATGTAATTGATGCTTACTGTTTTTGAGTTGTTGAACTCAGCAGCACCATATACTTTAAAACCACTTGTGTCTTTAGTGTATATAGGTCTTTTGTCCGTAGGTTTTGCTAGCGGCGCTGAGACTATATACAAGTATTCGTTTTTGTTTACTCTCTCAACTTCCTTGTTGTTATAAATAAGAGTACCCACCCTGTATAAATCACTTGGTAATTGAAAGTGATTATTAGAGTAGGTTAAGTTAGCTGTCTTTTCAAAGTAGCTAATTTTTTCGTTTAAGTTATCAAGCATGTCAGAGTACTCGGTATCGTTGCCGTGTAATCTTCCGAACTGATTGATATCGTAGAAGTATTGCTCAAAAATATCTAATTGAGCTTGGTTGGCAAAAAGGTTAAACTCCTCGGGTGTTACATAACCTCTTTGTTCTTTATTGAGTATGGCTAATACCCTCTGATATACGGTGTCTACACTTACTGCCATTTTATATTTTGTTTGTTGAAGGGGTGACTATTTTATTTAATCACCCCTCAACTGTTTATTTCAACCTTTTTTCGATGTTTTGATAAACCTCAATACCTTCGTCAGTCTTGAAATAAGCTGCTAACGCAGAGTAAGGATTTTCATCAAAAGGCACCGTCATGACCTTACGGCCGTTGCTTGCCCAAGTAAATGTGCGTTGGTCGTTTGCTAGCTTCAAGATGCCAGCTTCAACAGCTTTAACGCCCGTACTTCTTAGTTCAACGTTCTCGTCATTTGCGAGTTCTAGCATTAAACTAGGATTTCTCTTAGCAAACAGTATGATATCTCGTTTGATCTCCTTAGAGGTCATCTCAGACACCTTAGAACCATATTCTACTCTCATAATAGCTTCTGCTTGGTCGATATCCATAGCTGCGGCTAAATTTAGAGCTTCTAGTTCGAACTGGATGTATTCCAAATCATCAACAGCTTCTTTAACAGCGTCAAATTCTTCGTACATTCTGTTTCTTAAAGGATGATAAAGAGAAAGTAGTTTCTGCAGCGCTTGATTTTCTCTAGGCACGTACAGTGAGCCATCTCTAAACATCACGTGTGCTAACGTTACCGGTCCTTCTTGCTCGTCTGCAAAAACACTAGGTTGATTAGTAGCGTAACGTAATTCTCTTTGATATCCTTTTTCTTCATCAAAGTAAAGTAATGATCTTTTCTCGCTGTGCTTGCTAGGAAGTGTCATTACTAATGGTTTCTTATTACCTTTTAGGTAATAAACTCGATCTTTAATCTCCCACTCAACAGCAGGGGCTTTTTTTACTTTTGCCATAATATAATTATATAATAAAGGTTAAGAATTACCCCCGACACGAGGCCGGGGGCTATTCTAAAAATCACTAACTTAATTAGTCAGCACCACCAGCTGAACTTGTATCAGTAAACAATACAAAGTTGTTGGCTCCTTGAACACACAAACATCTTTCAGAAAGCATGTGTACGTTCATTTCGTCGATGTCGCTAGTGTAGTTACCACCAACAGAACCAGTAATCCAAGACTTCATACGACGATCGTCTGCTTCAGAAGCACGGTAACGAACGTGTAAGAAAGGACGTTGAATGTTTTTACCCAAAGTTTGGTCATATACTGTAGATACACCTGCAGGTACAAGTACACCGTCGATGTCATCAGTAAGACCACGAGTAGCAGCATCATTCAAGTATTTCCAGTCAGTCTTATAGAAGTCGTAAGAACCACGACGGAAACCAGAGAAACCTAGGTTCAATGCCATTTCTTCGCTGTTGTCGAATACTCCGTAAGAAGTACCGCCAGTACCGTAAGAGTTAGCACGAGCCAACATGTTGTCAATGTGAAGCGCAGTACCACGTTGCAAGAAAAGCATGTTTTCTTCGATAGCACCTTGCTTATCAAGCTCTTTCAAGATAACATCGAAATCAGCAAGACCAGTTAGACCTGTTGCATTGTTGAAGTCGTGATCTTGGAATACCAAACCTCTGCTCTCGATAGCCGCGAACAAACCTTCAGTACCTCTTACATCGTGACCAGTGTCAGTAGAACCGTCTGTGTCAAGGATGTTGATACTTTGAGTAGCTTTTTCAGCTTCTACCATCGTCATTTCCAAGTAGTCTTCGAAACGAACGCGAGTTTCGTGCTCAGACTTCAAGTACCAAAGGTAACCTGATGTACCTAGCTCAGAAGTAACTTCAACCCAACCGATTTGTGCAGTGTCAGAACCGTTGATTTGGTATCTGTCTTTCATGATGATTGGAGAGTTAGTGAACTTCTGGAAACCAGCGTCGATAGACCCTTGCATACCAGCTGAACCTTTAGCAAACTCAGAACCGTAAACGAATACTTTCAAATCTGGGTTTGATGAAGCTACGAAGCTAGCAGGCCAGTCAGCTTGAGTAAGTGGATAAGCCTCGATGCTATTAGTAGCAACAGACTGAACGAAAGCCTTAACAGTATCGTATCCTTTAGAAACGATGATAGTCTGTCCTTGACGGATAGCGTGACCAGTGATGTTAAGCGTATGGTCAGTAGCTGTGTTAGCTGTAGCAACCTTAGCGTTATCGTATGCAATGTGTAGACGACCTTGTTCTGTCCACACAACTTCATCAGAAGCCATTGGCATTTCAGCACCTACCATTCTCAAGAAAGATGAGATTGATCTGTTACCGTAGCGCTCTACTTCTTTTTCGTAAACTTCTGGCAAGAATTGCTTGGCGAAGTTAAAGTCATTATCTGCGATGTTCAGATAGTTTTTATCGAACAGCGTCTTAGTTGGGGCAGGGGTTAAACCCGCAGGGAAAGCCCCACCTGTTGAAAAACTCATGATTTATTTTTTTTAGAGTTATTTACCTATTTTAATACGCAGTCTTCCAGAATCATCTCCACTTACAGCTCTTACCTTCATACCGCCGACTTGAGTAGTCTGTTCATGTTGTCCACGTGGATCCATGTTTACATTTTTCGCACGTGCAGAACTTTCTTTCATCGCATCGGCTTTACCTTGTTGGTAAAAGTGTTCAGCTACAGCATCTGCGTTCATTGCTGTAAATAAAGCTTTATGATAACCCTTAGCGTCACCTATAGTCATGTCTTTATCGAGAAACCTTCCCGTAAAATTACTTAGGTCACTTTGAGTTTGTTTTACTTTACTAACATCCTTAACATTGAATCGATACCTTTTTTCCCCGACACTATATTCAAAACCTTTGAACTTATCGTTGAAAAGAGCATCAGTCTTCTTGACGAATACATTCGCCTGTCTTTCAGCTAGCTGAGATGACTCTTTATTTTCTTTTTCGTAGCGGTTGAAAAAATCAACTGCTTTTTGCTGATCAGGTGTTAACCTACTACCAGTTTTTATCTCATCGTAATACTTACTTTTTCTATCGTTCAAATACTTTTTAGCTTTTTGAACTTCTTCTTTGTAAAGTAGTTTTTTACGTTTAATATCTCTATCGTCGTCTTCTTCTTCGTTAAAAGAATAACTATCTTCGATTAAGAAATTAATTTCATCGTTGTTAAGATGAGGTTTAGTTGATTTATAGTATTCTACAACCAACTGATCTTGATCTAAAGCATCGATGTCTTTGTTTAACTCTACGTAGTCCTCTAAGCTACCTCCAGTTTCGTTCATGAACTCAACTAGCTTCTCGATGTTTTCAGGTAATTCTAAATTTACCTTTTCATCTTCTACCTCAGCGGGCTCGGGATCTTCTTCTACGTTTTTAGAAACAGTTTCCTCAGAATCTTCTTCGTCTACTACTTCTTCGAGCACCCGTACTTCGCCAGCGGGCTCTCCATCATCTTGTAAGGACTTTTCATCATCTTGTTGGGGCTCTTCATCATCTTCTGAGGACTTTTGACCATCTTCTGAGGACTTTTCATCATCTTGTAAGGGCTTTTCTTCATTTTCATCGGAGTTTTTGCTTTTTGATTGATCGGTTGTGGCATCATCGATGGACCCAGGCACGTCCCCACTGGGCACCCGCACTCCGGTCTCTTCATTATTTTCGCTTTGTACGCCATTTTCTTCTTGCTTAAAATTTCTTAAATCTACTTTAACGACACCGTCGTCTTGAGCTTTTTCTTGAACCAATTGTTCTTGGCTCACTTTGTTTTCTTCTTCCATGAATAAATAAAATATTAAAAGATACTACTAATTTATATTACCTAGGTTCAAAATAACCTAATCCCATACCTCCAGTAAGAGTATCATTACCAGAGGATTCAAAATCTTTAGGTGGTTTATTGTTTTTTCTTTGGTCAATTAACTCACTTTGTTGAGAGGCTTGAATTTTAGTTCTGTCGTCTTTTCTATCCTCTTTGTACTTTTCGTTTTCTTTTCTAGCGTCTGCATCAACACCTCTAATCTGCATGTTGTACTCAAACTCCTTAGCCATAAGTTCTTTCTTGATATCAGCTTCTCTCTGTAGTTTCTGTATATCTAATTGAGACTGCAGTTGAGCTAGCTGTGCCTTGCCTTGAGAAATAACCTGTTGTTTTTGTGCCTCTGCTTGTGCTGCAACTTGTTGTGTCTGAGCGTTAGCCTGTGCTTGTGCTTGTATGTTTTGCTGAGCCATTTGTTGATCAAGCTCTCTTTTCTTACGTCTTCTGAGTTTTAATAGCTGATTAGCTAACTTAACGTTTTTAATCTCTCTAATGTCAATAGCGTCTTCAAGGTCGATGCTTTGCTGGGCGAGCGCTTGTTGTATATTGTTTTCCAACAACTGTTTTTCTTCTTCGTCAGGTGCTAGTTCTATAAAAATACCAAAGTCGTGAAGGTGAATATCGTGAAGTTCACTAATAATAGCCGTATTGTGAGCACCGATCTTATTAATCAAAGACTCTCTAGTTGGAGAAAACTCGATTACATCTGAGATACGTAGAGATAAACACTCCGATAGCTCAGCTGTAAGAAACAAGCTAGACTGTAATATATGTCTAGTAGCTGTGTTTGAATTAGCAGCCGCTAACTTCTGTACACCCACAAGAGCGTTTTTATCAGGCATAGAACCGTCACGAGCTTCGTTCAGACCCGTGACATCACGTATCATCTGCAGGTAATAGTTGTATGTGTTTATAAGCGCTCCGATCTTTTGACCACCAGCACCTGATGTAACTTCTTGAATAGGTACTTTACCCGGATTCATATCACCTTCTGACGTAAATGACCTACCAATAATACTACCCGTTTGGAAGAACATGTTGAGTGCTTCTTGCGGGTTATAGTTAGTACCATTACCTAGATCAATCTCAGCTAGACCATCAGCATCTATGTAGATACCGTCTGGCACCATTCGTGTTAACACTTGTTGTAGCTTCAAGTGAGTAAGCTGAATCATATCAGCAAAACTAGTAATTCTTGATACTAGCGACTCTATACGACCTTGGTATATACGTGGCGCTACCATGCTGTAGTTCATTTTAACTTTAGCATCATCGCTCTTAGGTCTCATCATATTTTTAGAGAGTTCCCATTGCAACAGTATGTCAGTACCTAGGATTAAAGCTCCTTCGTAAACAACCTCTAACGATCTAGAAATTTTACCAAACTTACCTTCTAGATCAGCAGGCGGATTAAACTGGTCGTCTTTCAATATAACCTTGCTAGCACCGCTACCCGTTTCTTTAAGCTTGTAAACCTCGTTCATGTACGTCTTGTAGTTAAAGTACAAAACCTGAGCCGTGTTAACGTCTACAGTGTGGTTATTTCTAGGAGAGTTGCTGTAATGTCCTCTGTCGTGAATACTTTTCTTAAGTATCTCGTCAAGCTGATCATCATCTAGTTCTGGAAACTGCTTTTTAAGCTCGTTAACAGGTACGTTCTTTACTTCACCTACGTAATATATGTCATCAAAGTACGGTGATTCTGAAAAAGAATAAACAAGCGCAGCAGGGTCAACGTACTCTACCTTAATTCCTTCAGATGTGTTGAAGCTATTTTTAACGCAAGCCATACCAAGAACGGTAAGGTCGTAGTTAAGTCTTTTTCTAATGTTCTCGTATTTGTTATCCTCGAGTAGAGTGCTAATAGCTTGCTCCTCAGCGATCTCAATAGACTGCTTGTACGAGAGCTGCATGTGTAGCTCGAGCTCTTCAGTTGTCTCAGGTAATGATTGCTTTGGATTTTCATACATTGAGATACCAAACGCTTGTTCAGCAAAGTCGTTTAATTGTTTGGTTTGCATATCCCTCAATATCGACTCCATGTAGTTAGTACGCTTTTCAATACCAAAAGGATCTTGAGCAAATGCTTTTACATCGTATGTTCTCTCTGAAATACCATTAACAACGATATCTACAAATTTAGGTATAATCGGAACTGGCTTCCAGTCTAGGTTTAGATATGATAGATCGCCATTAATAGAAAGCTCATCTTTATACTTTTGTATGGACTGCTCCCCTCTTGCGTATTGTCTACGCGTATGAAATGTTTCTTGATTACTGTGGAACCTGTAAACCCCACCGTCTCTTTTAAACCACTCGTCTTCAATAGCCTTTGCTACTTTTAAACCATATTCAGGGCTTATTTTTTCTTGATCACTAGCAACTTGACTAGGAAAATAACTTTTTACAACTGACTCAGCCATAATCTTATATTATCTGCGATCTACTACCGCTATTTTTATATTTAGAAAAACCAAAATCTATAGTGGTTTTTGTTCTATCTCCTACTGGCCTGTATAAATGCCTGTTACAAGCCATAATTGCTAAGCCCGAGCTAATGGATGCATCGAACTTAGTTCTTTTGTTTATGTCGAACCTTGCCCAGTCGTTCAAGGTTCTATTCATATACATAGCTCCATAATCACCATCAGCTATTTGACCTACATTGTTTTCTATGTAAGTTTCTATAGCAGCAGCGTGAGCTTGCTTAATATCTTCACTAGTGTTTGGAATACCTCCTATCTCTTTTTCTGTAGTAGAAAGCTTGTTCCAAACTTTATCCGGCCTGTTCATAGAAAAACCTCTATAACCTCTTTGTTTTAAAAAATACAAAAACCTAGGTTTGTTGTTTTCTGCTAAAACAGGCATGCCATAAAAAACTAAAGCTTTGAGTATGTCCTCAAAGAATATTTCAGCTGTTTTTGGCCTAGCAACGTATTCAAGAAAAAATAAGTTTGGTGGCGCGTTTTCCATTGAGAACTTGGTTAAACCGTGTAGAGCACCGTTAGAACCCTTACCATCAACTGTACCGCTAATATCGTAAGAGTCACATCCAAACGCACCTACGTGTTCATTACCAGGATATTTCACCCCATTTTTTATTATCACTCGATTTTGGAGTTGTTTATCTGGTACCCAAGAAATTATAAATCTACCATTAGGATCTGGTGAGAAAAAAACATTAGTATCTTTTACACCGTTTTCCCAGTGAAAACTACCTATTGTAACTAAACCATCTCTTGATATACCTTCGTTAAAATCTATCTGATCGTATATTCTAGATAAATTAAACAGACTATTTTTAGTTTCATCTCTAAATGCATGCTCTTCGGTGCGGGGAAACTGGCGGTAAAATTCATTTAACGCATCTTGATCACCTCTTAGTCCGTCTGCTTCGTTTTCCCAGTTCTCGACGACGCCGATGTCAATTTCATCTCCGTGTGGCCCGAGCACCGCTTGTGCGGGTGTGTCAAATACGGGGTTGCCATACTCGTCGATAAAGCCTTCATAGTTCCACTCCATCGGAATGAACAGGCTATACAGACCTGATTTCGTTTGTCCATTTTTGTTCCTTTGAGTGACGTCAGAGTCGTAATACAACTTTTTAAAGTTTTCACCACCCTTGTCAAGTGCATTTGATGTTGAACCCATCATACACTTACCAATAATACGAGAACCAAGTCTTAGACATGTTTTTGTAACACGCCAGTTATTTAATATGTTATCAGGCTTTTCCCACTTACCACTTTCATCGTGAACAAGCAACCTAAGCTTTTCACCGTCATACGAGTTATCGCCAGTATTTTTCCAGTCAATTGTAGTATCTAGTCCCTCAAGTATCTCTTCGTCTTTTTTCTTAATTGATTTTCTTGTTAGTTTAGAAGCAGGTACCCTATAAGCTAGTTCAGACTTAGGTCTGTCCATACCGTCCTGTATAGGCTTGAAAAAGAACGGATAGTTAACTGAAATAGGAACTACTTTATCTGTAAACATCTTTTTCGCATCAGCACCTGATTTAGATAGTATACCAAATCTAGCATCCGACGTTATGGTTGCTTGGTTAACAGTTTCAGAACTAGACATAAAGCTGAAACCACTACGTCTGTTTTTAAGATAACACATGCCATAAGATCTTGAATCTGCTTTGCATGCTTCCCAAAATATATAGAATAATCTGTTTGCCTCACGAAAGTCGGGTCTACCAACGTCAATCTTTGACCACTGTAAGTACATGTAATGAGTGCCGGTAATATAAGTATCCACGCCATTGTTTTTAAACCAGAATCCTTCTTCTCTTCTGTTAAACTCCTCGTCAATGTATTGTTCCCATTTTTCTTTGAACTCTTCTGGATAATCCTTCCAATCAAAAACACTTTTAATTCTTGCGAGCTCTTTGGGATAATTGAATGGTGTCCACTTTTTTTCTTCAAAAGTGTGGACTTTAGTTTGTTTAGGTAAAGCTATTTTTAGGTTCTGTATTTCGTAGATATCACCAATTTGCCCTGACTTACTAATCACAATAAAATCAAACTCTTTATTATAACCGTACTTCCATTTTTTAGCTTTATTATACCTTTTTACGGTACTCTGCTTTATCGGCTCTACTATGGTATACAATGCTTTATCGTACATTACCTAGATCTTCTTTCAGCAAAACCAGAAAAAGACTTGTTATCTTCCTTCTCTACAGGCTTGTTATCTAGCATAGCCTCTTCTTCATTGATGCGGTTGAGTATTTCAAAAGCATCGAATATAGCTAGCTTTTTCGTGGCAGCGGCGTTTTTAAGTCTGTCAGCAGACACATCATCTTCAGAGTGCGTAATAATTTTTTCTTCGGCAACCTTAATAAGTTCTTCAACTGCCTTGTGCCCAGCTTGGATTATACTCTTTTTCGTATCCTTTATGTCCATAATCTAAAGTAATCTCAGATGAGTGCACTCTGTACAGTCTCTCGTTTTCTATTACAAACTCGTATTCGCTGCGTGGCCTAAAACGAACTACGCTTCCAACTTCTAAACCTTGGTTCTTTAAATCATCTCCTATGATCTTAAGAACACCTACGCAGTTTTTCTCTGTGGCCATAGACCATATATTATCAGACTCCACTGGTTTTACAAAGCAAAAGCCTTCTAAAGTGTTCCATTTACCATGTCTATTATACATATAGACTTGATCTGGTGCACAGAAATACGTATTCTCATCGAAGTAGCTTCTACTGTTCTTTTCGTTGCCTCTAACGTCATAAAACCTACGAAATACATTGTGATGTACTATCACGTCGTCACCAGGTTGAACACCACCACAT